GCATCCAGACCATCAATTACAACCGAGCGGGTCGAATTGTCAGAAGCCGAATCACTAACCAACACTAGCGGAGCAGCAGAAGCCGGCGGGGTATACAACCCGCCAGAAAGAGTTTGTCCTTCCCACATCGGCCCCTGAGCCGTGCTACCAATAGCAGTGCTGTATCCGAAGATTTCCAAGCCGGTGTGGCCGACAACCTGCCCACGAGCCACCTGCAATTCAAATGGCTCAAACGACCCCATGCGCGTGACCGACGACGGGACACCCATCAAGTTAGCCATAATGGCCCCCGATTAGACGTTCTGTTGGCCGACCAGCGGGTCTTGGACGAAGTACGTAATGTAGCCGCCGACAGTACCCGAACCCAGAGTATCGATAACCGCGGTAACATACGACAACGCCGAAACAGGCGTGCCAGTAACCACCGAACCAACGCTAGTAGTGCCGACAGAAGCCACGCTAAGGTTGTTAGCGATAGACGTAGCAGCAACAGTGCCGCTTACGTAGCCACGAGTGCCGAGGTCGATAGAGCCAGAGCCAGCATCATTGATGCTAACCGACAGAACAACAGCACCAGCCGGCAGAATCAGCGCCGGAGCACCAGCAGCCGAAGAAACAGTAACGTTGGTAGCCGTAGCAACCGAAGCGTCAGCGATATAGAATTGAGCAGCCATAACGCCCGAGCCACAATAAGCAGTGCGGGTTTGGTCGCCGCCGCCCGAGCGCCAAATAGATTGAGTAGTAGACAGAGCCATAATATTCCTCGTGTTGTAGCACATCGCCGCACCGTCTCTACAAAGTCTGCTAGGTCAGTCGGTGGGGCTAAAATTCCTAGTAATTTGTTTTATAACACTGTCCTAAAATATATGCAACCAAATAAAAAGGCCCCGAAGGGCCTTTGTTTACTTCTTCCAGAACGACATCCAGTCCGGCTTAGCTTGCATCTTAGTTTCAGCGCTTTTCCAAAAATCCATTGCATAGCCAAATTGCGTAGCAACGATATCGCGGCAAGCAGCCGACCACTGGGCAAAAACAGTTTGGTAATCCATAAAAACCTCCGTTGAGTTAGAAAATGCTGCAGTGCAGCAGTGTAAGACAAAAAGAAAGGGGGCGCAAGCCCCCTCTCCCTACTACTAATGCTTAGGCGCCCGGCGAACCGAACATGCCCAGCGGGTCGCTCCACCCAAAGCTGTAACGCTCACGAGCCTTGTAGCGGACGTTGCCGGTGTCGAAGTCCCCGTCCATTGACGTAGCCAGCGGGGTACGAACGAAATGCTTCATACCATTCGGCACATCCGTGGTCAGGAACCAAGCGTTGGTGTCGGTCAGGAAGTGGTTAACGGTGTAGCCTTCCGGAATCGAACCATTGTTCATGATGGCGTTGATGTCGTTGTCGTTGGTACCAACACGCAGTTGGGTTTCCAGCAAACGGGTAGCGACGAACATCAGTGCCGGCGGAACAATCAGCTTACGCGGCTTAGCGGCAATCAGCAGACCACGTTCGTCAGTCCACGCAGCGATTTGAATCACGGCGTTTTCCAGCGAGGTTTCGTTCAGGTCAGCGGCGACGGCCGGGGTGTTGCTGTTGGTGCCACCAGAGACAAGCGGGTGCGCGGTGTTGAACAGTTGGACGCCATCACCACCCGGGTAGGTAGCCGAGAAGCCGTTGTTCAGAACGTTAGCAGCCTTAACTTGCTTGGTGTAAGCCATAGCACGAGCCAGAGCCTTGGTATAACGAGCCGACAGGGTGTCGTACAGGTTATCTTCCACTGCTTCTTCAGTCAGCGAGAAGCCAAGAGCGATGGTTTCGTGGTTGTATCGGGCGGTCCAAGCTTCTTGCGCGTTGTCGTATGCGATTGCAGCGCCTTCGTTCTTGACCGGAGCAGCCGAGAAACCGGACAGCTTGGTTTCTTCTTCAAAGCTACGTTCCGAGGTTTCGGTTTCGTAGATTTCTTTATGCTCTTCACCGTATTTGTTGTACTCCAGACCAAACAGCGCGTTCAGGCCGGGCAGGAGTTCTTTAAGTAGCTGGGCACGAGAAATTGCCATGATTTATCTCCTTAGATGCCGGTGGCGTTGTTATACGAGTGATAACCGGCGTTGAACTTGACGACCAACTCCGTGAAGTTACCAGACGAGTTAGCGGTGTCCGGCACAACGTCAATGACGCGCATCGGGGTGCTAGCAGTACCAGCGCCGCCCGGGGTGTACACACCAATCTTCGAGTTACCAGTGGTGGTCGAGCCGGTGTTTTGCACAACGGTGACGTTGCTACCGATAACGGTCAGGCCCAGATAAGCCGGGGTGAGTGCGTTAGCGCTATCTTCAACGTCGCCAGCAACCAGAACAACCTTGTACAGAGCGTTCGGGTCATCAGAAACGTAGGCGGTAGCGTCGGTAACGCCCGACAGGCCCGGCCAATATTGCGAGAACAGCTTTTGCTTGGTCGAGGGGTTGGTGTACGAACAGCCGAGAAAAACGCCAACCAGACCGGCGACCGGGCTAGCTTCGTCTTGGATGTTCGACTTTGCCACAGTACCGGTAGCGGTAAGCGTAACGATGTCACCGTTGAAAATGTTGGTGCCGTACGAAACCGAAGTGGTAGTGATGGCGAATTGACGAGTTGCACCAGCGAACGGCAGGCCACCAACGAGGTTGATAGGCTTTAGGCCGTACGGGGCAGAAACAGTCGGGTATGCCATATTCTTGCTCCTAATTAAAAGTTACTTGCCTTTTCCAAAGGAAGTAGTCGATTTGCGTTCACGGAAGAGCGGCATGCGAGCATCGTTCTCTTTCATAAAGCTGTTATCGACCGCGTCGGTTTGGGCTTGCGCTTGTGCCGCATAGTGGCTGTTGCGCTGGTCCACAAACTCCTTCGGGGTTTTACAGAGAAGTAGTCCACCGATTTCAATAAAGTCCTTGAACTTACTGTCAGCGTCTACAAAGAATTGCATTTCGGGGTGGTCCGTCAGTTTGACCGGTTCCCAACCTTCACGCATTTTAGAGGAGACATTGCGGGCGTCAGATTGACCCACCATGCTTGTACGAATCCACCGATATGACCAACCCGGCTGCTGCTTAATTTCCGGAAGAAGCTCGGGCGGCTTCCATGCTTCAGGACGCCGATAGGTTTCAGTAGTTTCCAATTCACGTGCGAGACGATTTTCAGCCATTTGCATTCTCCATCTTAATCAGTTCACGAGCATATTGCTCCGGGGTAAGTCCAAGCTTTTTAGCAAGATTAACTTGCGTCTTGGTTAGCACAATCTTCTTTGGCGCGGTGCTACGCGTTGCCGGTGCAACTACTGTGGACGGCTTTGCGCGAGGAGCGGGTTTAGCCTCTTCCTGCGTACTCTCCCCAAAATACTCGGGGAATCTTTTGCGCATCGTAGTGTTAATACGACGGTAATAGTCGTCAGACCTAGGGTCTACGCCTGTTTTAACCAGCTTTTCGTGCAGCCCCAAAGCCAAGCTGGTCATTTCTTCATCGCTTCCAAACCAAGGATTTTGCTCTTGCCACAAAACCGCTTTATGGTCCGGCTGACGAACTTGGGGCCGTTGTGATTCTGTATTTACTACATTTTCTTCATTTTGTACAGGCGTTTGTTTAGAAACATACACGGGTTTATACCCCGTAACCTGCTGTACTTTCATTTGAGCGCTAGTCAAACGCTCTTGTGCCTGAATAACTTTTTCAGTATCGCCGGCATCGTATGCGTCACGATATTCACGCTTGGCAATATCAAACTCGCGTTCAGCGGCTTCTTTCATGGTGCTCATGAGCATTTCTTCGCCAGACGACAGCGTTGCTCGGAGCTTTTTATTCTCCTCCATGATTTGCTGGGCTATCCGCAGAGCTTCTTCTCGCTCGCGCGACGTTGCTTCTTTGGCTCGGCGTTCATCGTGCCAAACCTTTTTAAGCTGCGACATGCGAGTGCGTACGCGCTCGGAATAATCGTTTAGTTCGTCTTTTTCGAGGTCGTCCACTACCTCTTGGGGTAG